CGCGCAGGGTGTTGGCAATCAAAGACTGATAGCCCTTAGTGGTTATCGCCACAGAAAACTTAGGCTTCTGCTGCGCTTGCAGCTGGTTGTTATACGTTGCCATATTCGATACCTTCCTTTTCAAGATAATTTTTCAGGCCGATAAGCTGTGCTTTCGTGCCCTTTGCGTAGAAGCGGGTCATCAGAATGGGTTCCGGCTTGGGCTGCGAGACCGGTTCGGCATCGGGCTGCACAGGCATTTCCGGGTCTACTGAAATTTCCTGCGCTGGTTCAGGCTGCGTCTGGGCTGCTGCGGCAGCAGCGGCGCGAACTTTTTCTGCCGCAGCTTCACGTTCTGCCTGCCTGACACGGCGTTCTTCTTCCAGCCGCCGCTGCTCTTCGAGAGCCTTGTGACGGTTATCCACAACTTTAATCGCTGTGGGCAGGTCGAGGTTCTTCCGGTATTCCACCATGACCTCCGCAGAACTTTCCATAGCGTCGATTGCAGTAACATCGGACACGATGCCATCCACAAACGCCTTTGCCTGTTTTTTCAGAGCAGTGACGCTGTCGCTCATGTTGACTTTCGGCCGGTAGGTCAAGTCATCCATCCAGTCAATACCTGCGGCCGCCACCAACTCGTTGTAATACTCCTGAACAGCATCCGTCTTCTGCGCCACGATACCGGAAGTAACGTCCGTGATTTTCCGCTTCAGTTCTGCGTCTGCGGTCTGGAACGGCACCGTTATACACTCACGATAAACCTTTTCAAACTCGGTATACGGCTCAAGGATTTTGTCCTTGACAGCAATGCGCTGAGCTTCGTATTCCTTGAATTCCTTGGTCAGCTGTGCGCGAGCATCCTTGACGCTCTTATAAGTCTGCTCTGTGCAGACCAGCGAGAGCGCGTCAGCCGTGCGCTGCTCGATGTCAGCCTTTACGCTGTGCAGCCGCTCAACGATGATGGGCAACTGCTGCAGTTCGATAACCTGCAATGCGGTTTCCTGTGCCATGTGGCATCCTCCTTTTACTTTCCGAAAACGATGGTTTTCCCGGTGTCCTTATTCAGGAGCACCATGCCGTTCGGGATATCCCGAACCCAGAGATACGCGGTGCAGTCCCAACCGGCAGCAGAGAGGGCTTCTTTCTGGCGGCGGGTCAATTTCTTGGCTTTCAAAAAATCATCTCCTCATCGGTCTTGTTGACAGCGATGTTCAGCGTGATGGTCTCCCGGCAGCGGCGGCCGAAGTTGCCCTCCGAGCCGAACATCTTGGTTTTCTCGAACTCCTTTGCGCTATACACGCTGGCACAGTTGAGAACATTGGGAATGCGGTCAGGGTGGACTGCCCGGAACGCCTGACACGCCATGTGGTAGTTGGGCGCCCAGACCACCGTCCATCCTCCACAGTACGGCTGATCATCATCTGAGCCGTATGTGAAGTAGAATTTTTCCAGATCCATCACTCAGCCTCGCTTTCGTTCTTGATGCAGATACCGAGCGCAGAGAACAAGAGCATCAGGCCAGCTTCATCTCCGTCATCCAGGCTCATAAAGTCGAGCTCCCCGGCCACAAAGCCCTCACGGAGAATCACAGCGGTGCCCACAATGGGATGACCATGTTCCGGCGTACCGTAGAGAATGCTGGCAATGCTGTTGATGGCGTAGCCTTTCAGCAGTCCCTCATCATCAATCACCATGCACAGTCCTTCCGGCAGATACTTGGGATGAACCACCTCGATGCAACCGCCGACCTCTTTCTGGAGGTTGTCCAGCAGCGGTTCGCCGAAGTCCTTGAACTGCATCTGATTCTCGGTGTTTATTGCCAAACCTTTCATAAAAATCGCTCCTTTCTGTTTGTAGGCAAAATCAAGCATAAATGAATTTCTTCGCATTGCAGTTGCTTTTCTTCGCCTTTGCGTATCGATGCGTCTCGGCTCGGCTCGTCGCCTTGCCTTCGCCATGCCATGGCTGCGCCTTCCATTTCAGTTCGCCGCCTTTGTCGTTCTCAGCGTGTCGAAGCCGCTCCTTGCCATTGCGTTGCGGAACACCGCAAGGCTCCACTTTGCCATCGCTTATCGCCTCGATGCGGAACTATGCCCTTGCGTTTCATTTCATGGCGTTACAGAGCTCTGCCCTTGCCGCGCCTTTCCTCTCTAGGCAATGCCCTCGCTTTACTCTGGTACGCTACGTTTTGCCTAGCCCTTGCAAGGCTCATCGCATCCATACGAAGCAATGCCGTTGCTCTTCTACTCGAAACGGTGCTATGCAGTTGCAGCACAAGTCATGTCGATGCTCTGCCACTGCAAGGCGTTACAGTTCGTGGCTAAACCACGCCATCGCATTACTCGGTGATTTCATAGGAGAAACGGCCTTTGCCGGAATTACGCCACTGGCCGATACCGCGCAGGGCGCCATAGTTCAGCCATTCCAAAACAGCCTTTTCGTGAGAATCGTCCATCAGCAGAATTTCAAACTCACAAGTGGAGCCAGCAGGGATTTGCTCACTGTTCGCAAGGCTTACACGCTCGCCCTGTGCGGTTTGGGCGCGAAGCGGACGCTGGCACTCGGTCATTTCGCCATTGAAATGAATGGGAATCATGCGCGGCTGAACGAAAATCAGGCCATCAATAACCTTTTTGTAGGCAGTGATCTTGCCGGATTCGTTCACGGCCTTTTTCTTGCCAGTTTCGGTCTTACCGCCGATTCTGGAGAGCATACCGCAGGAATCCTTGAAGAAACCCTTGACCTGATAGTCATACAAAACAGGCTCGCCCTTTTCGTTGCGAGGGAACACCGTCATGCCCTTGTCAGCCACGGCATCTGCACCCAGCGCAGCCACTTCATCCTCAACGGTTGCGGCATCCGGGGACTTGCTGGCAATGAACTCGCGGGCAATGTTCTGGTTGCTGGGCCATGTGCCAAGCACGGGCTCAACAAATGTCAGCTTGACTTTGATTTTTTTCATACGATTACTCCTTTTCCGGGAAGCATTCGTTGACTTCCCATGCGTCTGCGGCCTCTATGCAGCGGTCGCAGCCTACGATTGTTCCATCATCGGCGCGATAGATGGTATCGCACCGCTGGTGGCAGATGGGGCACACAGGAGGGTCAGGGTAGCCAGCCTCCGCATCAGTCCTTGGATACAGCATCCAGCACCTCCCGGAGCGTCCGGCCCATCCAGCGGCCTACACCGTCCAATGCACCGTTGCTGTCCAGCCAGACGAACAGAGCTGCAATGGCGGCAGTCAGAACGAACTGCGCCGCCGGGAGCCGGGCTGCTGCTTGTTCTGCGGTGATGCCGTACATGGCCATCAGAATCTTAATCATTCTTATTCTCTCCTTTCTTTCTCTGCTGGTAGGCCTCCCACTCGGCATCCAATATCGCCCGCCCATTCGGCATGGCAATGATGTTGAGATAGAGTTGCTTGCAGCCTCGTGCCAGCATTTTGGCAGTTTCAGGGCTGATTTCATCCAAGTGGATGTGTGGAATACTATCCATGTGAACCTCCGTTGTTCAGTTTAACCGAACTTACAGGGCAAAAAAATAATCTGGGATGTCCGACACTTCGATTTTTAGTGCCTGACACGCAGCTTCGATTTCGTCCTGTTTCCAGTCAACCTTACCGTTGAGTTTGAGAGAGGTGGTGCGGTCCGACCATCCCATACTCTTGCCAAATGCCCCTCTGGTTCCGAAAATCTCAACGATTCGGCCCAGCAGCTTGTTATAGCTTCTCTGCATCGTTTTCACCTCTTTTCCGTTCGGTTCAGTTTAACCGAACTGTTCACACTTTACCACAACGATTTCTCCTTGTCAATACAAAAATTCACTTTTTTTGAACTTTTGGGCTGGAATACTTGAACTTTTGTTTATACCATGATATGATGTAACCATACCGGAGGTGAACCAAATGAAGCCATCAACGACCGCAGAACGTCTGCAAGAAGCTATGAATATCAGAGGTCTGAAACAGGTTGATGTTTTGAGGCTTGCAGAGCCGTACTGCCGCGCTTACGGTGTCAATCTTGGAAAAACCGCTTTGACCCAATATGTTTCAGGGAAAATCGTTCCTCGGCAAGATAAGCTAACCATCTTGGGATTAGCCCTTGATGTTTCAGAGGTATGGCTGATGGGATACGATGTTCCCATGGAAAGAAAAACTGCGCCCATCCCCATGGAAGAGGATGAGCGCAGCAAAGAGTTCGTCGAACTATTTAATCAGCTCAGCACCGAGCAGAAAAAGGCCGTTCTATATGTTATGAAAGGCTTTTTAGAAAAGCAATGACACGTTCTTGATCTTCTGCTGACAGATGCAAGAACAGTTCAAGTGCCAGCATGGCGCGAAGCTGCTCTCGGACATCATCGGAATCGATGGAAACGTCCATAATATTCCGCTCCTTTCTGTAAAATTACTGCCAGCAGTTTATCTGATTATACCAGAATAACATACGGTTTTCAGCCGTTTGTAAAATAATGCCAGAATACGATGAATAATTATGATTTTGACTACAACTGGCAACGTGCAGGGTAAAAACGTAACGGAATAGGTGATTTCTTATGGATTTGAAAGAAATTGCACTTCACTTGCAAGATTTTAGGAATGTCTATGTGACAGGGAATCCCGCCATGTTGAGGAGCCGGACGGATTTTCTTGATATTTTTTCAGCGTATGGTCTGGCCGCAGACATGAGCGTGTCAAAGAAGACCGGGCTTTTAATCGTGTGCAGTGACCCGATGCAAAAGAAAATCGACAGAGCTGCCGCCCTAAACATTCCAATCATTTCAGAACAGCAATGGTTTGAACTTATGCCGGAACTAGAAGCCCTCGGAATGTGGAATGGAAAGCCAATTCCGTTTGCGGATGACAATGGCATCTACCGTTTTGATGTGGGTGGTGTTGGATAATGGCAAAAAAGAAGAAGCCCGCCGGGGGCAACGCCATCATCTATGCCCGCTACTCGTCCCATAACCAAAGGGATGTTTCCATCGAACAGCAGATTGAGGCCTGCCGGAAACACGCTGCAGAACTTGGGCTGACCATCACCGACACCTACGAAGACCGCGCGATCAGCGGCCGCACCGACAACCGTCCGGCGTTTCAACGGATGATGCGAGATGCCGAGGACGGAAAGTTTCAATATGTCTTGGCGTGGAAGTCCAACCGCATGGGTCGAAACATGATGCAGGCCATGGTCAATGAATCCCGCCTGATGGATTGCGGTGTAAAGGTGTTCTATGCCGAGGAGGATTTTGACGATTCGGCCGCTGGGCGTTTTGCCTTGCGCAGTATGATGAACGTCAACCAGTTCTACTCGGACAACTTGGCCGAAGATGTGCGCCGTGGCCTGATGGACAACGCCAGCAAGTGCATGGCGAATGGCCGGCAGCCGCTGGGCTACAAGCGTGGCGAAGGTGGCAAGGTTGTTGTTGATGAACCCGCAGCAGCAATCGTCCGGGAGATTTACACTCGTATTGCTTCTGGCGAAATGTTTATGGACATTGCCCGCGATTTGAACCGCCGAGGGATAAAAACGCAGTCCGGCAGCGAATGGAACAAAAGCAGCTTCAAGGTTCTGTGCCGTAACGAGCGATACCGTGGAATTTACATATACGGCGATACCCGCATCGAGGGAGGCATCCCGCCTATCGTTGACGATGTTTTGTGGTACAAGGTGCAGGAGGTTCTCAAGGTGAAAAAAAGCAAAAATAGGCACCACTGCCCCAGCGATGAAGATTACCTCTTGACTGGAAAACTGCGGTGTGGGAAGTGCGGCGGCTACATGATCGGAATGTCCGGCAGGTCAAAGACCGGGGATGTGCATCATTACTACGCCTGTCAGAATAGACGTGTCGGCCATACCTGCGACAAGAAGAATATCCGCCGGGATGTTGTCGAGCCAGCGGTGGCACAGGCCATCAAGCAATATTGTCTGACAGATGACGCAATCGAGTGGATCACCGACCAGACTATTGCTTACTGGGAGGACGAGGACAGAAAGCTCCAGATTGACTCGATTGAAAACGATCTCTCTGCTGTGCAGTCTTCTATCTCGAACGTGATGAAAGCCATTGAGATGGGCGTTATCACTGAAACGACCCGCGACAGGCTTATCGAACTCGAACGGCAGCAGACCGACTTGAAATCGAAGTTGGCACTTGCCAAAGAGGAAATCGTCCACGTTGACCGTAAAGATCTCATTTCCAGCCTGTTGGCTTTCAGGCATGGAAATGTTCATGACCGGGCATATCAAGAAAAATTATTCAATGCTTTCTTGATAGCCGTTTATGTCTACGATGATGACCATTTGAAGCTGGTGTTTAACAGCTTCGGAAAAGACGATACCGTAAACATCGCCCTTGACCTTGGAGAAAATGACGATAATTCAGGACTTTCGGATGTGTCAAAAAGTTCGCCTATACTCTCCAACGGTCAACCAAAAGAGAATGAGGCGAACACGGTGTCAATCAAAATGGTTGGTTCAGTGTTCGTCTTATTTTGTCCCCTGCCGAAAATCAGGAAGTAAGCAAAAAAGACCCAAACCTCGCATGAAATGAGGTTTGGGTCTTTTTTCGTTTCGTTTCTTGGTAGAATCTACCGAAATTCGGAATAATTTGCCGGAATATAGGGTTTTCCGCCAAAATGCAGACAAGCCGAGTACATATCGGCTAAAATTATCGGCAAAGGAGACCAAAGGCTATGATTAGGATTTTGCTGTCTACCCGCCTTGGCGAACGGCGGATGACACAGAGCGAACTCGCTCGTGTAACGGGGATTCGCAGCCAGACCATCAACGAGTTGTACCATGATTTTGCGGAGCGTGTGAATCTGGACGACCTCGACCTCATCTGTGAGGCATTAGACTGTAATCTCGATGACCTCATTGTGCGAGAACCCAACCCGGAGCGCAGGGTTAAAGAGGTGCGCCATATCCCCCAGACCGTGAGCAAGTCTCGCAAGAAATAACCCCATCTCCTGCCCGGATGCACGTTATGCGTCCGGGCTTTTTTCGTTATCGTCCGGCACGAATTCCAGCAGATCGGCAGGCTGGCAGTCCAGAACGGTGCACAGCTTGTCCAGAACGTCCAACGGAATATGCTTGACGGAGTTGTTGTTCATACCCGACAGAGTGGGCTGGCGAATCCCGGTCATGGCGACCAAATCCTTTTGCTTGATACCTTTTTCGGCAAGTACGGCTTTCAACTTGATGTGAATCATGTAAGCACCTCCCTTTTCTTCACTATATCACACTCACCCTAAAAATGCAACGCTTTTCGTAAAAATATTTACGAAAAATGTTGTTTTGCTATTGACATACAACGAAATTCGTTGTATAATATAGACATAGAGAGGAGGTTACGAGGTGCAAGGGAGCAACCCAAAGGGGGTGATGCTCCATGACAAGCAAGGAATTTGCAAAGCTCACCAGAGCCGAGCAGGTAGCCCGCTTTGAAGCATACAAAAAAGCGGCTCAGGATCGCACCCTGAACCGCTAACCGCTAAAAGCCCGTTATCCACAAGCCCCTTGCACCTCCATTTTATTTTTTTATTGAAGATTTGTCAAGAGTAAATCGGAGGTTTTCAGCATGAAGTTCATTGACATTAACCGCGAGTTCACCGCAGCAGCCAGCAGCTACATGGCACAGGGCTACTACATCAACGCCGGAACGATGGGCG